ATATAGCAAGGCTTTATGACAAAAAACAAGTAAAGTTTTTAAAACTGTAACCGCCTGTAACCCACTGTAACAGACGTCTGTTGCACCTTAAACCTTAGGGAGGCAATGGGTTACGGAGCTGCAACCAAGATTGCTGTTTTTTCAACTATTATACATATACATAAAAAACTAATACCTATTACTACAATACATATATTTCTATTTATATAGTATATCTTGGTTGCATGATATAAAGTGTTGGTATATAAGGGTTTAAGTGTCCCTTTGCCCCGTTTCACTAGTGTTACAGGCGGTTACAACTTTAAATGATTTAAAAACTTAATATGATCGTACTAATGCATAGTGGGCTTTCTTCCTTATATATAGGGATTTTTGACTGGTGATCTTATTAGTTCCTTTGTATAGGGAGAGTAGCCCTCAATACCCTCTATTTGTTATAAGGATAGCCTGTATTGAATACTAGGCAATAAGGCTTGTCATTAGTCCTTAATCGTATTATCTTGGATTAGGAAGGGTTATTGTATGTACCACACATGTGTATGGTATATGTGTAATCATAAGTCCTTTAGCCTTAGGTACTTACACTATACCTTCCTATAATCAACGTTATGTTAACTACAGATAGGAGTTATTAACAGGTATTCACAGGCAATTCACAGGCAATTCATAGGTAATCCACAGGCCACCCGCCCACCAGTAGAGGAATAATGGTGTGTATAGGTAAACCCACCCCATAAATTCCCCCCAAAAACCATACTAATACATATCACTTGACATATCACTATAAGTTTGATACCTTAAGTACATGCAATCCCTAGACTTCGACTTAATCAAAGGCGAGCACTTCACAGGTTTCAAGAAAGCCGATGGAAACCTATACATTCATACCAACCTAGACCGGGTATTTGAGATCATATCATATAAAGAAACCTTTGACGCAGTGGAGGTTATGCCATGAACCTAGACTACGAAGACCTAGCCGATAAGTTAAGAGCCTGGATCAGCGAACCAGAGCATTACAATGTAATACATTTCTGCGTAGAGGCCGGATTGAGTAAGGACCAGCTTCTTAGATACGGAGGCGAGAGCGAATGTTTGCAAGAAGCCTTAGACTTTGCCTGGACTGTTATGGAGTGGAAAGTAAGTGAGGGCGCGTTATCAAGTGCTATGGACCGAAGTGTAGCGTTAAAGATGTTAGAGACCTATTCAGGTTGGAAGGGAGACGTCAATATCTTACAGAAGAACGAGTACCGAAGTTACATGAACGAGGCTCAGCGTAAGGCGGGAGAGATACTTAATCAGATCGCGACTGAAGGTGAAGGCATTGAAAGCATTGAAAGCATTGAAGGCATTGAAAGCACTTATACAGAAGTCCCAAAAAATTTTCGGAAAGAACTTACCGAACTTACCGAACTTACCGAACTTGACATTACCGACCCTAATGAGGAGGATAAATGAAAGTAAGAGTATTGAAAGAGATGCCTTTTGTAATTAAAGGTGGTGTTTATACATTGAGAGATATTGGAGAAGTAAATACGTGCAATATTATTTAGAAGCCTTTGACAAAGCAACTAAGAATTTGGTTATCGGTATTAAGGAAGTTCGTAGAGAAATGGAGAAAGCATGAAACTAATTAAGCTAGAGTCCCATATCATTGACTTAGAAGAGGCTAGACTTCTTTCGGAAATTAAGAACCCAGGTAATCTCAAGACTATCGTGATGTTTAAGGACGGTTATGAGCTTATGGTAGAAGAGACTGTTAATGATATCTGGTCTAACCTCAGGGGGCAAGCTTAATGGGATATGAAAAGTTCAGAGAGTTACGAGAGTACAGTGATCTTTTGATAGAGGCAGTTTTAGAGTCAAGGGAGATAATTCTAGACTTAAAGGCTAGGGTAGATGAATTAGAGAATAGATTGGGACGACAATAAGGGACGCAGTTTATTAATTAAAAGGAGACATTGATGATAATTGTAACATTTGAAGGTGGGTCTGGAGAAGGTAAGAGTTATTGGAAGAAGAAGTTAATTGAGTTGGCTAAGGCTGAAGACAAGAATGTTGTAGAGATATTTGGGGATTATGAGAAGTCATCAGGGGACAATCTCGATAAGCATGGGGCTGATATTGTTATTGTAGAGAAAAATAATTAATTTACTAGGAGATCTAAACTATGAGTAAATTCACAAGTATAATTGAGCCAGTAAAGACAACAACGTATGCACATTTTGAAACAGACGACTTTGACAAAGAAGATCGGATAGATATGGTATTTGTTCCTTTTATGGGAATTGATGAAGAGGGCCAGCCTACTCCAATTATTATAAACGAGAAAGGCCAGTTTGCATCTCCTCACAAGATCGATAGGTTTATTAAATATAGTTTTGGTCAGTAATGACTAGACCATACTACGCAATGACCAAGAGTAAGCTAAAGTACCCTGACGATTTCTTTGATAAGGTAGACGCAGGTACGCTTAAGCGAAGGGAAAGTAAGCTTAGGATATGTCGTTCTTGCGGATGTGTTGGAGATATTTCTACTTCGTATAGTGGTTGTTTTTGTATAGATTGTGTATCTAAGGGAGAGGATTATGTTGGAAACCAATAATTTATCTTTAATACCCATAGACGAAATGTTAGATGAGATAGCAAGTAGATGCGAGATCTTTATGAGTGGTTATTACTTACCTGGCGGTAAGGTTAAGGGTGGTAAGTATATGCTGAGACATAGGAAGTGTCGTGAACATGAAGATGCTGCTTTGGTTATGTGCAACCAGTTACTAACTAGAGCTTTAGATAATCTGGAGGAAAGATGACAACAACTAACTCCGATGTATATGTAGCCGCCAAAAGAGGACTTGTCGAATACCGACAGATCTTCTTACCTACCCCTGACGATGTTAAGCCAGCCAGTTTCCATTACGAATGGAGCAAGGCATTATTGAATGGAGAGGGACACGTTGCCTTTGAGGGCTATAGGGAAAGCCTGCCTTTAGATACTTTGATTCCTACGACCAAGGGATTTAAGCCGATGAGGGATATGGTTGTTGAGGATGTTGTATTCGATCATAATGGTAAGGAAGTTAGTGTTAATTATGTTAGTCCTGTTTTTAAAAACTTAGATTGTTATGAATTAAAGTTTGATGATGGGACGAGTCAAGTATGTTCTGCTGAGCATATATGGCATGTTAATGATAAGCGAAGACGGAAGGTTAGAAATTTAAAAACCATTGATATGTTCAATGACTTTGGTGGGTGGGCGCATAAGAATGGTTATATCGAGCATAGGTTTAGAATTCCAATATGTACTGCTGTACAGTATTGGAAAAGAGGTTTAAAGATTGATCCATACGTTCTTGGATTTTGGCTTGGAGATGGTTCTAGCTCTTCTGGTACTTTTACTATAGGCAAGAGAGATTACGCTGAGATAGAAAAGGAGTTTTCTTTAAGAGGGTATAAATTTAAACCACGAAAAGACGGGGGTAGAGAAATACACTTTTCTGTCCTTGGGTTGCAAAAACATTTTAAGAGATATAATTTAAAGAATAATAAACATATACCAGAACAGTTTTTATTATCTAGCGTAAGAGATCGGGTTGATTTGTTAAAAGGTTTAATTGATTCTGATGGTGATGTTTCTAAAGAATGTTCTGGAACAAAAAAAGGAACTGTTTCGTTCTCATCAATTAAAGAAAGGCTAGCTTATGATGTTTTACAATTAGTTCGTTCTTTAGGATGGAAAGCTACTATTAGGAAGAGAGAAGCATGGTTTAATGGTAAGAGATATAATGATTGTTATATAGTTTCTTTTAAGCCAAACAGGCCTGTTTCAACATTAGATTTTAAAGATCAATATTCTTCAAAAAAGAATGAAAGATCTAAATGGAAAGCTATAAAGAGTATAGAAAAAGTAAAATCAGTTCCTACGCAATGTATTGGTGTTGAAAGTGAAGAAGGAACATACCTAATCACTAAAGACTACACAGTAACTCATAATAGCGGAAAAGGTTCAATCATCCTCCGAGCCTTCCCATTATACGCTCTTACCTACCCTGATGAGCGGTGGAATTACATTGTTATTTTAAAGAGTAATATGGCACAAGCCCGTAAAGCACTCAAAAGTATCACGAGTGAGTTTATGAACAATCCTTTTATAAACGCTCGTATGATTAAGGTCTTAAAGAACAGCAGTGATGTTTTTGAGGTTATTTTAGATGCCGGTGGACGGGACATAACTGTCTTAATCGAAGCTTATGGTAAGGGAGCAAGTATCCGTGGTTTAAACAACAAAGATGTACGTCCGAGCATCATATTAGGTGACGATATTCAAGATAGCTCTGACATGTTAGGTGAAACGGTCCCGGAGAATGATTGGGAATGGTTCTTAGGGGATGTGATGTTTTTAGGTGGAAGTGCTAGGGTCTTTTTGATAGGGAACAATTTAGGTGAGCGGTGTGTAATAGAGCGTGTTGCAAGGAATGCAGAGTCCTTGGGATTCAAGTTTAAGCGTATCCCTTGTGCTAATGAAGATTTGAGTGTAAGTGCATGGCCTGAGAAGCAGACTATTGAAGAGATTAAGAAAGAACGGGTTGATTATGAGGACATTGGTAAGTTAGATGTATGGCTGAGAGAGAAGATGTGTATGGCGGTCAACGATGAGACTAGAATATTTAAAGAAGGGATGTATCGTCATTATCCTGCGTCACTTAAAGACCAACTGGCTAGTGGCGGAGAGGTTTTAGCGGCACTTGACCCGGCTTCTAGTAAACGTGCGGACTCATGTTTCCGTTCTATAACGGTTGGTTCTTTAATGCCAGATGGACATTGGTATATTTTAGACAACCCTTACGGGAGGTGGGACAGCGTCGAGCTTATGGACAAGATCTTTGAGTGTGTCCGCAAGTGGGGCATTAAGGACTTTGGAATTGAAAAGGGTCAATATCAACAAGTAATAGAGCCTATTCTTTACAGAGAAATGACTCTTAGAAACTGTAGATTTAATGTCAGTGAACTAGAACATGGCAAGATCGGCTCTAAGTTAGAGCGTATTAAGATGTTACAACCCTACTTTAAAGGCGGATCTATTTGGTTTCCTGAAGGAGATCATTGGTTAACTGAAATGAAGAGTGAACTTGCAGGCATTACTAGGACTGAGATCAAGAGTGAGTTTTGCGATTTATGTGATTCAATCGCTATGCTCGTTACCCAGATGAGAGCCTTCTCTGCCAGGCCTGAAGAGAGGCGTGGAAAGTACGACAGACCTATAAAGACTGATTATGATTTTAACCCTATGACCTGTTAGGAAAGAAATGTCTTGACAAGCCCTAACAACCAAGATAGGATTTATATGCAAGATAAAGAGTTCCAGTACGTTATGTTATTAGTTCAGCGGATGAAGAAAGAATGTTTCACTGGAAACATACAAATAAATTTTAAGTGTGGTACAGTTTCAAATATAAATAAGTTAGAAAGTATTCGCAGGGAAGATTTTTAAGATTTAGTTAACAATAT